ATCTTCACTCCTTCTCAATTTTTTGGACCGTATCAACAAACTGGTAGAAGGTCCTGCCGCGCTCCGTTCTGCCCATACGTCTGCCAACCTGACGGAATATACATGTGCCGGTTGTTGGGTAATAGGAGTGTACGGCCCCTTTCCTGTCAGTCACGTTGACCTGGATACCCGCATTGTAGAACTGATACTGCAGGCCGGTCTCATTCTCCAGATAGTCAGCCATCCATCTGAACTGTGGTTTGATTTCGTAATATGTATCTGCCATTAAAAATCGCCTGCCTTCCACCCTGTCTGTTTCGGTGGCTCAGGGGCTGCCGGCACATCCTGCCCTGACACATAGCCGTCCTCGATTATGATGCTGCACTCATCTCCCGTGCTTACCCTGGTTGCAATTGCCTGCAGGCCTTCCTGTTCCAGCCACTTCCCAAACTCCTGCAGGGTGTCCAGGTCCATCTGTTCCAGCTTGTCCAGGAGTACAAAACCACAGTTGGGGTTAAGCCTGCGTACAATGGCTGTGGAGACCTTGAGCTGTTCGGACCCGGACATGTTGTCCCATTTCTGGCCGTTATAGATAAGTTCCCCTTCCTCCACGGACAGGCCGGGAAGCGGGAGGTCGGCTCCCTTTAACAGTTCAATCTTCTGTTCCCTTACCGCCTCTATCCTGGTGGTGAGGGCGTTGTACTGCGCCCTATAGTCCTTGGCATCCTCCTCGGCCTTGTCCTTATCCAGGTTTGCCCGTACCTTACGGTTGGTTTCCTCAATATCCGCAATGTTCTGCTCCAGCTCTGCCGTGGACTGGTCCACAAGGTCCTCAGCGCTTTCCCTGGCCACCTTAAGGTCCTCCTCAAGCCGGGACTGTTCCTGCAGCAGGGCCTGTATCTGCTCCGTGACCTTCTGGTATTCCTGCTCCAGCTGATGGCGCCGTTCCCGTTTCCTCTGGTTCTCCCCATTCCGCGCCAGGATCTCCTGCTGCTGACGGATAAGTTCGGATGCGGATATGGGGGTGGATGGTACATCCGGGAAATACGGCTGTTCCTTGGCGTACTTCTCCTTCTGGTCTGCCGTCCGGCCTATGTAGGTCCGCTCGTTGAACATCTCCTTCTCCTGACGCTCCAGTTCCACCAGCTGGGGGCCGACCCCTATAATCTGCAGCAGGGTGTTTGCCTTTTCTTTACTGCTTCCCTCCATGAACTTCGGAAGGTTTAGGGCCAGCTGTTCCACGAACCCATCCAGGAGTTGCTGCCCGGCCTTCTGGCCACTTGGGTCCGTCACCTTAAGGCTGCTGTTCTTCCCCTTGCGCTCCACGACCAGGCCGTTGTTCATGACGATTTTAAGGTTAGGTGGGATGGTGGAGCCTTCCCTGGAGGCCTGCGATGGCCTGAAGCGCTCCCCTCCCAATGTCCAGGCTATGGCATCCAGCACGGACGTCTTCCCCTGGTTGTTCTTACCTCCGATGATGGTCAGGCCGTTAGCTGATGGCTCAATCTTTACGGCTTTGACACGTTTTACATTCTCAATCTCAAGCTTGTTAATCTTCATTGACATCTTGCATTTCCTCCAAGAATCCCTTATACTAAGGGTGTAAATAAGTTTTAGTTACCTGGACTCCGGACGGCTCCACCCGTCTGGGTCCATTTTTTGTATGACCGGCACGGTATCATCCGGCTCCGCTCCGGGTACCTGTTCCTGTACTGACATGTCCTGCACACATCGTTCATCATAGCCCTCCGTCCCCTAAGTCCTTGATGTATACGGACTGGGTATCATTGTTGTACACCAGCCGGAGTGTGTTCCCTACTTCGTCCTCCACCATGGCTTCGTTATTCTCCACGGCCAGTTTCGGGTACCGCATGTTGAAACGCTCCTCAAGCCAGCTACGGACTGCATACTCCGCGATGCTCTTTGCCTTCTTCATCATCTTTCTCACCTCCTTTCATAGTCTCACCCCCAGCGCCCATGCCATGATTACAATGGACACCATCCACATCCCCACTCCCCAGATGACCATGGGCACCAGCCGCTTGGCCAGCCGCATCCACGGACCGTCATACCGCTTCCT